AGCTAGTGTTAACTGAGCTGAAATCTGTTTAACATCTATAGTTATTGGAACATTGACAGGTGGAATATTTTGTACCTGATTTTCTGCTGCTTTAACCCCTGCTACCAATTGAGTAGGATCAGCAGTAACCGGTACAGCTATTGGAGGAATGCTCTCTAATTGATTCTCAGCCTGTGCTACACTTGTCACCAACTGACTAGCATCAGCCGTAATAGGGATGGGTATAAACTTTAGGTTCATCAGCTCACTCTCAACCTTACTTATCGTGCTGTCTATCTGAGTAGAATCGCCCTTAATAGTTATTAATGAGATCTGTGAGCCTAATGCCTTTAACTCTGCCTCTGCCTTAACAAAGGCAGCGTCTAACTGTGATATATCAGCCGTTATACTAACCTGTGAGGCATACCCTTGCAATATCTTTAATTCATTCTCAGCCTTGCTCACCTGTGCTAATAATTCAGTATTATCCGCAGATATAGGTATAAGGACTGGAGGGATACTCTCAATGGCACCCTTAGCCTTATTAACATCTGATACTAACTGATTAGCATCAGCCGTAATAGGGATGGGAATAGCCTTTAAGTTAATTAGCTCATTCTCTACTTTTTTTATTGTACTATCTAACTGAGTAGAATCAGCCTTAATATCTATCAATGATATTGATGATCCTATTGCCTTTAGTTCTGCCTCCGCCTTTAAAAATGTAGCATCTAATTGGGACGCATCAGCTGTAATCTTGACTTGGGAGGCATATCCTTGAAGTATCTTTAATTCATCCTCAGATTTCTTTATCTGAGCTATCAGCTGCGTATTATCAGCTGTAATATCTATTGGAGGAAGTTGTGTCTTTAGATTGGAGATAATATTCTTAGTCTCCGCAATCTTCTTATTTAATTCGTCTATCTTCTTGCTATCTCCTGTATTATTGAGCTGCGTCTGAAATGATTTTAACTCACTTTCGGCTTTCTTTAATTCTGCCTGTAATTTACTCGTATCCGCACCAACTACTATTTTAATTTCTTCAGCCATCTTACTTAACTTTTATTTTGTGTCTCGAAATTATAGCATCATACTCCTCCTTACTCATTGGCTGCACGCTCTTAGGCTTTGGATCATCAGCCATCGGCCAAAATCTTTCTATATTCCCAATCGCTTTACTCCCTGCCATGCTTTCACTTATACGAAAGGAAGCAAACCTCATCAACTTAGCCGACTCAGTTTGCTTCTCAATATATCCCTCACAGGCTGCGTAAAATTCTATTGGCAAACTTGTATAATATTGATACGCAGACCAACCTAGTTTACCAAGTGCAAACTTTAAGCTGTCAAAGCATTGCTCTTTGATACTTTTTTTTTGCCACCTTCTAATATCTCCTCACCACTCTTTACGAGTGTCTTCCATATCTGCGTCTCTGTCATGGCGTTAGTCACTAATGTAATTACATCAGCTTTATTCTCCAACGCATCAACCCAATCGCAGACATCCTCAAAAGTATAATCCGCCTCCTCTTGCTTTACATAAGTATTACCCATTAATCCGCCGTAAAACATGGCATACATGAAAGCTGATTGAGTAGTACCGTTATTATGCTTGCTAATTAATTCTATAGCTAACTGGTTAAACTTTAACCCCCTTTTTTTTCCTCCGATTTCAATTTGTAGATAACTCATTTTATTATTGTGTGTTTGGTTTAGAAATATCGTATAATCATAGTAGAATAAAGTGTTAATTTGTCTGATGGATAATCACTACCATTTATTGCAACTCCCCAAAAATTATTAGCATCAATTTCAGAAGATGATTGATAAATAAAAATACCTGGATTTAATGGAGTAGGAAATGCACCTGCATTGTTAATAATTTCTCTTATCTCATTTTTTGTAGGCCAACCCCAATCTGTATAACCATTGATTGAAATAAAATAAATATTAGAAGCAACAATTGAAGTTGTATTTAAAACAATATTTTCTGTATTTGATGTTGCATCTCCGATGGCTATGCCGGAAGCTCCTGTTAGTCCATATGCTGTTGACCATTGATCAAAGATATATTCAGCACCACTATTCCATACTACAAAACCATGTAAACCTGTTCCATCAATATATGCAATAGTTCCACCTTGATAACTTTGTCCAATTGATAATGTGGGACCACTAGGCACAATCGTTATTGTAGGCAATCCATAAGGACTTATACTCATCGTAAAAACTCCTATGGTATCATAAGAATATGTGCTACTAAGCTCTGATATAAATCCAGTACCTTCCTGAATTTCATCTCCAGCTACAGGACTAGAAGGACTTAATTTCCATCCTATCGTCTGCTCTGCCCTTAATAATTGCAATAAGTTTGTGCCACTTATTGTGCCACTAACAGGGTCCTGTAAGTGCTGACCTTCAAATGATATTGATACTTCAATAGTACCAGGACTCTTATCAGGACCACAAGCTGATGATGCGTCTACCACTGATACGCTGTCATTACTAGAAACAGAAGTGAGACAAACTACTGTATCGTAATTTGTCCCACCTGTTGGATCAATGAAGAGTAGCATATCGCCACCCTGTATTTTATGTTCTGCCATTTATTATGCTGTAATAGTTATAGAAGGAGTCCCGAACGGCTGCAAAGTCAAACTGAATGTACCAATAGAATCGTATGAATACGTACTACCTAACTCAGATATGTATCCTGTGCCTTCCTGAACTTCATCCCCTGTAACTGGAGCAACTGGACTTAACTTAAAACCAACAGTTGTTTTGCTTCTTAATAACTGACGGAGATTGGTACCTGAAATAGTACCACTTGAAGGATCTTGCAAATGCTGACCTTCGAAAGTATAAGAAATCTCGATAGTACCAGGACTCTTATCAGGTCCACAAGCACTTGAAGCATCTACTACTGATACTGCGTCTGCTGTTGTCAAATTGGTAAGACATACTACTGTATCGTATGAAGTACCTCCAGCTGGGTCGATAAACAGCAACATCGTACCACCGGCTACCTTGTGTTCACTCATTTTTTTTAAGTTTTATATTTGTTATGAAATTACGAAAATATCTTGTTGAAAAATCAATATTCGAGAAATAAATATCTTACCTCCTATTTCACCATATCGCTCTGTTCTATCTGTTTGCACATTTAAGTTCATCATCTGTAATCCATAAGACGATAAATCTAAAACGCTATTTGTAAATGGCTTTACAGCTTGAAATATTAAAGCACAGGCCTCATTTAACGCTTTAGAGTTATTATATTTATATTCCCATGAATGAATTGATACCTGTATCGTAGTACTAGTATCTGAACTATTGCTAGTTGATGACTCAACATTAATTACATCGCTCAGAACAGCATAGATCTTATCCTTAACATCATCAGGCTCCTCGCCCTCATAAATTGGGATATTTACTGCGCTGATGGCATTATAATAAGCAGTAAGAAGTGATGTATTTATGTCTATCATTTAAATATGTCTTTTATATTTTGTATTAATACTGGTAAATTTTTGTTTATGGATGGGTACATAAATGGCTTAGGTCTTATGCCATTTCTTAAAATGCTAAAAGCTATCGCTGTAGCTGCTGCTAATAATCTCTCATCGTCACCTTTATTATTCTTTAACTTCTTCTTTGTCTTTACTGAGTATCTCGCTGTAATGCCTTTGTGATCTACCCAATCTAATATTGCATTAAGGAAATCATAATAATCCCCACTGTTAGATTTGCCCTTAAATGTAGAAGCATAAGCCTGCCAGTCTGTTGGTAAGCTACTCACATATTCTGCAGCAAACTTTCGTGTGCCAAATTCTATATATGCCGCATACTTAGTATTAGCTGTAATTGTAACTGAACCATTACCATACTCAGGATTAATATTTCTAAGTAAATTACCCTCATCAGAACTATTAGCTTTAACTAATAATTTAGCATCTCTTGCCACATCATCAGCAAAAGTATTTAGCTCAAACTGTACATCATTCTGAGCCTGATTAGCTAGTGTATTAAATTTAGCCAGTAATGCCTCTATGCCTGATGCCTTTAGATTTATCAT